ATTATAATACATTTAAAAAAGTTTTAAACACCAAAGTGTTCTTCTTCTGTTTCCCAATTTCTCCACTCATCAGTATTGGGATTAAACCTCCAATCATTAACATCTTGTCCTGTTGCCCAAGACATTATAAAGTCTTTACAATCATATTCACCATGCATATGTATTATGCACTTATCTCCATTTAATGTCCAAGCAGGTAACTCATTTAAATCAGCTTGATGTTCAAGATAGTGTTCTGCGGTTACTAAGTAATACATGATTAATACGTTCTATAAGTTGCACCATTGTTAACTAGATTATACATATTGTTAGTGTCGGCTACGTTTTGCTCAAATAGTATTTCGGTGTATAGACCGGAAGTTACCCCTGCGGTACTTGCGTCAACTTTACCTGCATTATATAATTGGGCTACCTCTGTAGAATTTAATACTCTGCTATAAACTTTTGCAGAATCCATACCACCACCTGCTGAACCACCCGAAGGAGAAGCGTTACCTGTCCATTCGCCAACCCCAATAAAGTTACCAATAATTGAACCGCCAAGGTTATAAGTTTGCGTTCCGTAATAGTTTGTCAATCTACTCCCATTCCAATACATTTCGATACCCGCAGCTGATGAAGATAATGTAAGGTCACAAGTTATTGTAATCATTGTCCACCCCTCAGAATCTACAATACCCCTTTGGTTTATAGTCCAACCTGTTGATGAGTTTGTAATTCCTGTAATAGACGAGTTACCATGTAGGTAGTATTCTTTCGCATAAACCTTTGCTCCGGAGCCATTGTAAAAATATGCACGGAAGCAGTTTACACTTGATGTGTACTGCCATAGCATACCGTTATAAGAGTTTCCATTGTTTGGTGTATGGTGTATAAAATGAAAGTTCCTCTTGGTAGTATTGTCTACCCTAACCCATACATTATAACTGAATTTCTGAAAGTCAAAAACACCATTTATAGACCCTTGAACGTAATCATTTACACCATCAAAATCAATGTAATAAATATTGGGGATACCTGCACTATAACCCAAGAAGTCTGACATATTAAAAGGCACATTAAAACCGGCTTCACTCCCAAACGCCAACAAGCTATTTGATGACGAGCCTAGTTCTGCCTTTATTTCAGAAGCACTTAATGGTGGATTACTTTGTAAAGCCATTATGCAAACGGATTATATGCGGATGATGAAACTTTGTCAAGTTGATTAGATGCAACTCTTTGATAATTAGCTACACCTTTTTCTCCAAGTTTGTCAATGGCCCATTGTTTTACATCATCCTGTGATACCGAATTAATATCGCTAAACGTAGCAAGTTCTTTTGGGTTATCAAGTCTTACCGGTATATGCGCCATTGTAAAGCTATCAGAATCGTTTGATGCAGTTAGTCTTAATACAACATCTAGGACTGCACCGTTAACAGTTGAATCCTCAACAATGATATTATCATATGCTTTGCAACTTACCATTTCCCAATTAAATGTATTAGCCATTTTTTAGAGTTTTAAGTTCTTCTTTTAATTCGTCTACCATTGCTTTCAACTCTTTAATAGCTTCGTTTTGGTAAGCAATAATAGAATTGTATTTCATTGTAAGCCCCGTTTCTGTTTCAACAACAGCATGTGGAATAACCTCTTGAACATCTTGAGCAATAAAACCACTTGCATGATGCTTTGTTGATTTCATATCATATTCAACACCTTGAAGTTTGCACACTACATCCAATCCGGATGCAATTTCTTCAATGTTTTCCTTGGCATTTCTGTCTGATACAATAGTTACATCGGGCACTTGCAATGTTGCGGTAGCCGGGCTAAAATACATACCATTATTACCCGCCCATCCAAAAACAGAAAATTGCTGAGTGGCAGGATTGACTTTAAGATGGTTATCAGCAAAGCTAAAATCAAATGTGCCTTGGTCGAATAAAACTACAGTAGAGCCACTAACATTTATTTGGAAAAAGTCTTGTCCCGCGCTTTGAAGGGCTATAGATTGACTATATGCATTGGAATTAAAGTTATTTACTGAAAAACCGTATGTACTAAAATCAAAACCGGAAGTGTAGTTGTTTCTCCAAGAGCTAATATAGCCCGGCTCTATATATAAGTTATCACCATTATTTTTTTGTATTTCTATAATTCCACCAACAGTCGTGTTAGATTGATTAACAGAATCGGCAATTACAACACCCATACCTTGCACTTCATTCGCTATGGCTCCATCTGCAAATCCACCGGCACCAAGAGCAATTGGATATGTGCCGCCTGTAAGCCCTGTAGTGTGGGATATTGGCGCATAATCATTAGCTGATGTAAATGCCGCACTTCCTAAAGACTGAGTTGTTGTGTAGGCTGTATCCCAATTAGACACATTAGCATCACTAGCACCTGTAATTGTACCTCCAATAAAGTTACCGCTACCATCAATACCTTTAGTAGTTCCATCTACAAAGAATCCGCCATCTGCACGAATGTATCTTGGTGTATAAATATTAATAGCCGTTTCTTGATTGATTCTTAACCAACTTGTGTCTTCACATCCAATCTCTCCAACACGAGTAGTTCCATTATAAAACTGAATGTGGTCCGAAACATTATTGTCAGCCTTGTAGATTCTGATTTCATGGTCACCATTTGTTCCATCACCAACGTCAAGACGAGCATTTAATTGCAACTCACCTGTCATTGTACCACCTGCTTTTGGCAGAGCAGCATCAGCAGTTGCCTGTGCAGCAGCGGCTGCGGTCTGAGCATCTAAGGCTCTTGTTTTAGCATCTGTAGCAAGTGTTTCTGCACCATCAGCAGTTGACTGAGCATTAGCAGCAGCAGTAGCTGCTCCATCAGCAGTCGTTTGAACATTTTCTATTAATAGTCTAAGTGCAGTATCAACATCTGCGGCAGCACCTAATGGCTCAGCATCGGTAATACCATAACCTGCCAATGTAGTTGGTCTGCTTGTAATATTTGCCCAAAGGTGAGTATGTGAGTTGTTGTTTACAGATACGTTACCATTAGCATCAACAGTAATATCAGTACCGCTCTTTACACCACCTATTGTAGTACTTGCTACAGGTAGGACATAATTATTTGCGCCTGTAGCAATTCCGTCAAGTTTTGTTTTTAGCGTAGAAGTAAAGTTCTTTTCAGTAAGACCTCCATCGCCTACAGAGTAAGTAGTATCTGTCCAAGGCACGTTAACGTACATCTGCTCACTAGATACCTCTACAGGATAATTCTTGCCGTTTTCTGAATAACCAATTTTAAAACCACCCCTAACAGTAGAAGAACCGGCAGGAAGAGAATAGTTATTTGCATTTGCTGCAATACCATCCAACTTTGTTTTTAATGTGGCGGTAAAGTTCTTTTCGGTAAGGCCTCCATCTCCAACGCCTAGGTTACCTTGATGAAAAACTTTGTATCGTACAGCACCCATTGACCATCCTCCAACAAAGAAATCATTCCAATCTCCTGCGAGTCCAAAATAAGCAGCGTAATCACCACCAACATGAAACTGCATAAATGCATCTGCTCCAATTGTGTCTTGATAAACTTCCAATGTAGCTTGGTCGCCTGTAGCAATTCCACCATCATCAGCAGAATAAAAAGATATTTCAACGGCTGTGTTGGTTATAGTTTGGTCGGTGTCTTTTCTAAGGAAAGATGAAGAATTAACTCCATCAAGCAAATCAGCATCAAGCCCACTACCTGAGCCATCTACTGTTTTAATTTTAGTTAAAACGTCTGCAGCAGTATAAGATGCAGAGTCAAGTTTTTCTCCAATAACAGGTAATACCTCGTTATCAATACGAGCATTTAAAGCAGTATCTACAGCAGCGAGTTCAGTATCAGTAGTATAAGAAGAAGGTATACTTGTTAGATAACCTGCTAAAGCATGATTACCCCACCCATATGCCGTGTTCCAATTTGCGGATGAGTCAGTAAAGTTTCCCGTGTGATAAATTTCACGATTTGTACCGTCCAACTTAACATACATTCTGTTGGTAGTATCATCATAAACAAGGCCATCATTGTTGGCCATATTTAAAACCGTATCTCCATCGGTAAAGTAATTACCGGCTGCTTGTTTGCCATCTAATGCTGTCTGCAAACCTGTCACATTACTAATTGAATGTGAGTGTGAAGCGGTTGCGTAAGTTGCGCTCAAGTCCGGAATACGAGCAGCGTTTAAAGTACCGCTTGTGATTTTTGAGGCATCTAAGTTTGGGATTCTTGAAGTAGAAAAAGTACCGCTTGTGATTTTACTTGCATCAAGGTTTGGTACACTTGTTAGATAGTTACCCACAGGTTGGTAAATATCTCTCAAATCCGGAATATCAGATACCTGTAGATTGAATGTTCCTTCAATACCATTTAAAAACTTAACTGCCATATATGTTTTTTATTAAAAAAGGGGAGGGATTAACCCTCCCCCTCTATAGAGAATTTACAAAATATTAAGCACCAACAGCTGTAATAACGTAATCAACAGCAGGTTCAAGGAATGCTGTCGGAGGATTTACTCCATCTTGAATGATATCTGTAAGAACCAAGCGTCCACTTGATAATTCATAGATTTGGATGTTCAAGAATCCATTAACAACAAGTGGCAAAGGTGTACCGGAACCATTACCTGTAATTGTAATCTCTTGGAATACAGGTATAGTTGGCTTATTAGTTAAGTTATTGTAGTTTAGGTAGTAAGCACTACTTTGTCCGTCTAACAAATCAGCATCCAAACCACTACCTGCGCCATCAACAGTCTTAATCTTAGTTAAGATATCAGCAGCCGTGTAAGTACTTGCATCCAACTTAGTGCCAATAGACGTGGCAATACTTGTAGCAAAGTTAGGGTCATCGCCCAATGCAGCAGCCAACTCGTTAAGAGTATCTAATGCAGCAGGAGCAGAATCAACAACCTTTGCAATCTCTGCAGCAACCTCTGCTTTTGTAAAGTAGTCATCAATATCAGTAGCGTCAAGTTTTGCATTGAGTTCGTCTTGAAGTCCTGTTATATCAACAATGTGATGCTCGTGATATGCAGGATTAAATTCAGTAGGAACATCACTAAGTGCGTTGTAAGAACCGCTGAATGAAGATGTACCTGCACCAATTAATAAACGTACCTCAGCACCTGTGATACCTGTTGCCAATGAAGGAGTAGAACCATTGGTAGTAATCGCAGGGTCAGCTGTATTTGTCGCACCTTCCTCGATACCATCAAGCTTAGTCAAGTAAGTAGTAAGACCTGTTACTTTTGCAGGAGCAATAGTACCAACAGAAATAATACCATTTGCTTCAGTAATCGTAGTTCCATCAGCAGTAAGTCCTACACGAACAAAGTCTAAACCATCGTGAACAAATAAGCCTCTAGCATTTGTATCGTAATAAAGTCTACCTGCATTAAGACCTGTAGTCGGAGCGGTAGATAGTGTTTGAACGGCAAAGTTCTGAATCTCATTGCCGCCTAAGTCTAAATCAACTAAGTATTTTAGAGCCATTTTTTATTTTTTTTAGTTTAAAAAAGCATTACCCTTAAACGGGTTCTTAAAGCGCACAATAAGTACGTTTTCGTCTATGTACTCAACCTCTCCAATAACGTAGCTATTAGCTGAGTCTACAACAGATACAGACGGATACTTTCCCATGTTATGAGTAATTATCCATTCTGCTGATGTTGTTGTTTGATAGTGTTTGAAGGAAGTTAATGCTTCACCATTAACACGAACCTCTGTAGTGGAGACCGTAATAGGCAATGCATTTCCGTTACCATCGCTGAGTTGTATGTCTCCGGATACTTCATTACTATCAATTGTCTTAATCAGACCTTTGTAAGTATCCTTCGGTTTATTTCCTGTTAGTGTTGCCATTATTCTGCTTCCCAAGTATCGTTAATCATTTCCCATCTCATATCAATAACATTCCAATAGCTATTGTCAAACTCATATCTATCTAGAATAGAGTTCTTGCCTATAGACGGTATAGATATGGTTAGAGCGAGTATCATCCAATATATGCTAGTACCACACCTTGGTAGCAAGAAACGCTCGTAAACTTGCCTAGAATCGTTGCTCCTGTTGCGACTACTTGTCCGGTCAAAGAGTCTCCAACCATTGAAGTAGCGTTTATGTTTGCTTCTTGAAGTACGACAATAGCACGATAAGTCTCACCTTGAGGTGTAGTTTCATTAGGTCCAATTCTACGGAATCCAAAGTCACCCATAGATGCTTGGAAGTAGTTGCGGTCTTTAGTTATGTTGCTTTCCATTTTAATTCCAATCTTCGTTTATTGTTTCCCATTGCATATTAACAAGTTCCCAATTGACGTCCCATCCCGATGACTGCTCAATAATGACTCCCGAGTAGTATGATTCGTAACCGATAAGGTAGTCGATTCTATATGTAGAGATTTGGACCATATCAGAAAAATAACCAACAGGGTCGTTAGGGATATAATCAACAATCTGTGACTTACCTGTCTGTACGTTATCAGAACTATATCCTTTAGTAAAGAGTGCATACATTATATCAAGTTGATTACATTAGAATCATCAACAGCTAAAGATGAAATCCAACTATTCGTTTTTAATACAACATCAATAAAAGACAACTCCCCTCGGTTTGTTCCGCTATTTGCTGTGAACTCCATCTCCAATCCGTCCATCCATCCACTTATTGTAGCGGTGCCATTGTTGTGATACATTATACACACTATGTCGTTTCTGCGAGACATATAGTCTAGCTTGTTCAACTTATTGTCTAAGTATGGTAGGCGTATTGTTATCTCAGTTCCAATAACTCCAAGTCCGTTACTAATGGTCTTGTTTTCGGTAAAAACAGTTGTAGAGTCTTTTTTATTGTGAGCAAACACAACAGAGTCAGATAGGTCAGCTTGAGTTACAATAGTCTCATCTATGGGGTCTAATGCAATGTTAAGGTCTTTCTGAAGACCCAAAACAACTTTGCTAATACCACCGATGTTTGCGTTGCAATTTAAGTCGATGTCCTGTAAGAAGATGCTACAATTAAAACTCATATTTTATGCAATAAAAAAGGGGAGGGGAATTACTCCCTCCCCCTTATGGTAATTTACAAGTATTGCTTAGGCAACTACCTTAGCCCATTCAGTAGAAGCGATGCTGTAAGACAAGCTATCTTCTTCACCTGTTAGAGTGATTTGGTAGCGGTTCTTCTCAGAACGTCCTGTTCCACTATTTCCGTCAACGGTAGCAGCGTATAGACCGTAATCCCAACCTACCAAGTGGTAAGTACCGGCAGCAGTCTCAACGAAAGCAACCAATTCAGCACCCGGTTTAGCAATGTTATCCAAAGCGTTGCGGTGGTCAGCAGACATTTTAGGGATTTCAATAGAGATTGTAGGTACAGAACTTACAACACCATCAGCAGAAACAGTCTTAACTTCAGAGAAAACAGAGAATCCGTCTTTCAAGTTAAACTGAATGCCGTAAGCATCGCCATCTGTAACAAGACCTGTGGTTGCAGGAGTAACGGTAACTACGTTGTTAGCAACAGATACGATACCACCTAGGTCAGCTTTGTTAGCAATGTAAACACCCTTCAAACCACCGATACCGAGGTCATCACAAGAGAAGGTTACATCAGCAAGAGTTATATTACAAGCCATTTGTTTATTTTTTAGAGGTTAGTAGTTGTAGGGAGGCCGAAGCCTCCCATTATTCAACTATTGATTAAGCGTGAGCGTAAACGATTTCTTCGCCTTTCAAGTAAGAGAAGCCCAACTTGAACTGACCCCAAATCTTGTCGCTTGACAACTCAGCTTCGTACTTCATGTCGATAGCTTTAACATCGTTGTAGTCATCAGTCAACATCACCAAGTTCTGTGGAGCAGAAACGATGAACTCACCTGCAGCCATGCTTGGGAAGTGAACAACTTCCATACCGAAGTAAGGAGGGATGTTGCCTTCTACGATACCTTGAGGAGTAGTAGTGTACTTCTCAGCGATAGCGATTTGGTAAGCTTGCATAGCTTGTGTTCCCAAGAAGAAAGCAGGTTTGAAGTCGCGGTCTGCATCACCATAAACAGCAGACAACATTACGTCACTCATAGCAGAGTAAGCAGCTTCCATTTCATCCAAGATGTTTGCGCTAGTCAAACCACCTGTAAGTGTGTGGTCGATAACAGAAGCGTCAGCAGTCATCTCAGCAGTCAATTCAGTAGCAGCCAATTCAAGTGCTTTCTGAGCAGACAATTTAGCGAAGTAGTCGAATACCCAATCTTTGAACTCAGCGTCCATAGTCTCAGGGTTGTGTTGACCTTTCTTCAACAACAATCCGCGGTAAGAATCTTCAAGAGCATTCTTGCAGTTCAAGAAAGACCACTTGTATTCAGAAACAGTCATTTCTTTTTCGCCAATAGAAGCGGT